TCGATCTCAACCATAGCATCATTAAATGTTTGGTCATCTATCCATCTTTGCATATCGTCAGTAACATATCTGACCAAATCTTTCATTGACATATTATCAACAATTCGATCAACATAATACTCTTTGAGAGCAGCAAACTGTTTGTCAGTTAGATTTTGTGCCTCAAGTAAGGCATCTTTGTTTTTCTTGTTCATGGCATCAAATTGGGATTAATACTAAAAGTTGAGTCAGGTGTATCAAATTCTTGACACTTGAGAGTTGACATGGCAAGAATCATGTGCCAGACTTTCTCGCCTGAGAGTTTTTCTTCATCACATATATGAGCAACTGAGTCCTCGATCACATCAAGGACTTTTGTTGCTTCAATATAGAATTTTTTGTATTCTTCATTGTTCATAATAGAATACTGCCTCCATATAGATTTTTGTCATAACCATACTTCAATACAAGTATGTCTCTTACTCTCTCTCTATCGAGTGAGTCGCCGTCGCCCCAAGTGAAATGCTCATCATTACGAGCAGTGATCTCATGTAAGTAGTCGTAGATCGCTCCTAAAATGTCAACTTTAGAAACTCTCTTGCCTGTTTTCATGTGATTCATAGGGTACAAAACGTCATCTACATCGCCGTAGAAATCATTGACGTAATCAGTAAACTCAACTAACATATCATTGAGTTTAGTTGATGAATGACCTGAGTTCATAAAACCTCTGTGTTTGTTATGTACTAATGATAGTCGATAGTGGCAATAAAGCAACGAGCAAGTGTGCCAGTAATCTAACTGTCATACTGTCTGTGTTTTCCTCTCTTGACAAGTTTTGCCTCCTTTTCTGTGGAATAGTAGTCAATATTAGTTGCTATCGCAATACCTACTCTGTAAATTGCATAGCAACCGCCAATAATTATAAACAATTCCATTTAACTATCCTTTTTTCTGTGGATATTGTCCATATTAAGTGGACTATCAAAGTATGCTCTATTGACAAAATACAATAGAACTAATGTAAATATAATTCCAAAGAATCCAATAATTAATATTGGACTTTGGGGCAAATCATAAGTTGGAACTGTTGTCATTTTACCAATCTCCGTTAGAATCAGCATAAACATCTTCGCTCCAATGTTCGCCCTTTTTTAGGATACCACAATGTTGCATGATGCCATCATAAATTTCCATGCCTGACCTTGACATTCTGCCGCATGAATAATCCCAACCTAACTCTGTCAAGTTGTCAATAATAAAATTGAGTGATACTTTTCTCATTAATCTGCCTCCAAAGAAAATGTGATTTGAAATTGATGTGTAAAGTCCTGATAATCAGTAACTACAAGTGGGCATTTGTCTAACCACTCTTGAAATTGTTGGTAGCGTTGTTCTAAAACCCGCTCCCTCTCTAATTCTGTGTTCATGTGTTTGATGTATATACTGTATTATAGATGATACAGTTGAGATTGCAAGCATTTTGTGACACTAAATGAACTGGCATACCTACGATTGCCAACCGCCAGACACCTCTGGTTTAGTATCTGAGAAGGATACCATATAACTGCCCTCGCCATCAGCAATATCGGCGAGTCGCCCTAGTTTGTGACGAATTTTTCTAAAGTTTACGTCAAAATCATCAGCATATTTGTCAGTAATCCTATTTGGTGTAGATAAGATTAACTTCAGCAGAGCATCACACTCTGATGCTGTCAAGTCATTTTGTTTTTTCAGTTGGTTAATGTCCATTTTAATTTCCAAATTGATTTACAATAATATCTTCAACTTGATTAAGTTGTTCATCATCAAGTACATTCACTATGGCATCTAATATGTCATAAAAGTTTGAGTCATTGCTCTCATAAAGAGAGCATAACTCTGTGAATATAGTAAGTGATTTGTCTTTGTATATTGTCATGCTATTTTTAAGTCCTCGAAATCTGGTTGCTCAGCAGGGATTTGTCTCTCTTCAGACACAAATGTATCAAACATTTCGCCTGAAACTCTATCCCAAAATCTCAACTCAATACAACGCCATACATTGTTTAGTTCAAAAATGTAAGCAAACTCGCCACAACATTTGTCTGTGGTAACAAGATACTCTTTTTCATCTTTGGATAACTTAGGAGCAACATCTTCTAGTTTCTCGCCTCTGTCTGCATAGTATTCTGGTCTAGGGTCACGTTTGACAAACTCTTGTTTCTCATAGTCATACTCATTGTCAGAATAACAAGATGACATATCGCCGCCATCAATTAGTTCAGCAACTTTCTCTCTTGTATTGTACTGTTGGTTTAGGGTAACACCTAACCACTCAGGGTATCCGTCCCAGTGATGATATACTGACAAAATACTGCCATCTTCAAGTCTGAGTCCGATTCTGGAATTGGTTGACATAAAATCCTCTGTGTTTGTATATTTGAATTATAGTCGCTCAGGGCAAGAAAGCAACGAGCGGGTGTGACAGTAATATAATTGTCACAGGGTAGCAGGGTCACTTGGCATATCTGTTGGCATTATATTAATACGCAATTTCTGAAATACGGCAGGGGCAAGTTTACTGCTATCAAATGAGCAACTGCCATCTTCATTCTTATTGCCTAGTTTCTCACATAATGCCTCTGAAACCATATCCATAACAAATGTATTAGTTTTAGGATTATTGACAATATAATCAATAACCTCTAGTGTAAGAGCATCAGCAAGTTTGTTTATTGTTTCTTTAGAAAGTGTCATTTTGTACCTCTGAATCTGTCCACTCTGAAATAGAGTCGAACTCATAGTTATAGAACATATCGTCAATATGATAATTAGAATCTTTGTAATGTCCTCTATTATATAAGGCAATCGCCTCTTCTTCAGTTTCAGCATCTATGTGTATGTCAGCATAACCGACAAACTTTTCTTGAATGATAAATGTTTTCATTGATTTGCCTCCATGAATTTTTCTTCTTGGACTTCCATATAGTTTTGTATGGTAAATTCAAAATCTCTAACGCCATGTATGTCCTCATACATACAATCGAAAAAAGATTCAAATTCTCCTCTGTTTAAAACATCTTTTTCAAGATAGTAGAAAGCAACATTGTCATTTGGGTCAGCGTCGCTTAGAATGTCTAGTAGTTCCTTGACTTTCATGTGTGTTTGTGATCTATACCTGTATGATAGTCACTATTGGCAATAAAGCAACCAGCGAGTGTGACGCTATCTAAACTGTCTATTGTTGAAATTGGCGTAACTGAACTGTTGACGTTTGATAAGTTTGAAAGTACCATAGTCGTTAGTCATCACATAACCCTCATGCTCATAGGGAACAGCATCAAATAAACATTGAACATTCTCTGTAGTAGTGATGCCTTCCATGAGTAATTCTTTTATTTCAATTATCATATTATATAAGTGAAATAAGTTTTTAGAGTATCCTGTATCACTCGCCAGTTTGTCTGCATCAAGTGATTGACCAGAGCGTATATAACTGTTGATACTTACTTTCAACTGTGGTATGTCCTCACTCTCTGGAAACTTGACAAATGGTATTACAGTTTTGGCAAGTGTGATAAGTAAACTCAATCTAAAATGTCTTTTGGATATTGATGCACTTGTATCAATAAAGTGTACACCATAACTCTTAGATTCTTTGTAATGAAACTTAGCATCTAACTCTTGTATGGTAGCACCAACATACTGTGTATGAGTGGCAATAATAATATCGTCAATTACATCATCAAATTTGTATGTAATTGTGTTTGGTGTATGGGTATCTGAACCACCATAACCAATAAAGTCGCCCTGATAAATGCCATCATTATGTGGCAATCTGTCAAGACATATATGTAAAATTGAGGCAACTTTAGGTATATGTCCATGATTAGATTCAATATCAGTATGTGTATAGTTTATCTTGATTCTTCTCTTGTTGAATACTGATTTAGTTCCTACAAAGAATTTGCCATTCTCAGGGTTAGTTCCATATACTATGGCGGGGGCGCCATCATATTTTACTGATACCTGACTCTGTTTGGTGTCCAAAAACTTGATAGCATCAAGCGCTCCCTGTCTGCCAGTGAGTACATGATCTTCTATGTGTTCCAAGTGTTTGTTCTTCATAGAACCATTATAACATAAAATGTAAGATTTGTGGGCGGTAGTTGAGTACGCAACTGTTTGAACTACCATTAAGTATGTTGATCTAGAATTAACTCTCATACACCCAAGAGAGTGTCAGGGAGCGGGGCGAACTGATCTGAGTTTCACTCATGGCGCCCAAATTTACCTACT